ACTGCGCCACCCAGACCACGGCCAGCAATGCGGGAGAGCGGGAGTCCCATGCCCGCATGATCGCGGACTTCCCTGCGTTGAGCCTTTTCCACACCAAACACGCGCTGGGGCCGATGACTGCGCCTTCGTGCCTGTGCTGCGGCCAGTTGCCAGAATCGATCGCCATCAAGCATGCCGAGTTGCCCGGGATCGTGATCTGCACAAAGTGCCGGGACGCCGCCCTCGCCAGCAAGCCTGTCGCACCACCAGCACGGGAGGCGCTGAGTTTGCGCAAAGATGCCTCCGGTGTGGTGTGGGTTCACTTTGATGCACCAGATGGCCGCAGCGCTATGTTGAGCCTCACCAACATAGTCAATGAGAAGTTGGAGCGAGCGTCAGGGTTCACCGCAAAAGTTATGAGCGAGGCGCTTTCCGATTTCTCCGTCACCACACCCGCACCAGCGGGGCAGGGCAACATCGAAGCCGCAGCCATGAAGCTGGCCGAGTGCATGGGCTATCCATGGAAGGAAATGCCGGGACACGGGCGCGATGTCATGCGGGACCACGCCAGAGCGGTGCTGCGCGCAGCCCGTGGGGATGAGGTGAATCAGAAATGAGCGTGCATACCGATCTCATCGACGCAGTGAACGATGCCAAGACGCAGCGCGAACACGACATTGCCGAAGCGCGGCTGGACGGGTGGCGTTCTGGCATTGCCTATGCAGGCAAGGCAATGGGCCTGCTGTTCATCGACGCGGACCACCACAGCATGGAGCGCTTCGGCGAGGACCGTCCAATGTGCGCCGGCGTACTACTTGATTGGACGCCGTCATGACCACAACCCAAACCCCTGTCGATGCGTGGATGGCGCTGGTAGACAAATACGCCGAAGCGTTCCGGTGGAACGAGTTCGCCCGGGCTGTCGAATTGCGCGCTGAACTCGAAGCCTCCGCCCGCGCCCTGGCGGCTATCCCCGCCGAAGAGGCCGAACGCATTGCAGACGTGAACTACCAACGCGGCGAGGAAATCGGTTACCGCATGGGCCAACGCAGCATGCAGTTGAACCGGGCCGCCGCCCCCACTCCACCCACAGCACCGGCTCAAGCCTCAGAAGGGGCGGCACCTCTTTTGTCCAGGGCAATCGAGCTTCACGAGAAAGCCGGCATGCCGTGGGTGGACGCGGAAGAGTTGGCGCTCAACGAGGCAGGTATCGACGATGCCGTCTTGGACGAGTTGATCGGGAACTGCGCCTATTCCGGCTTGAGTTCCATCTTGGCTGGCGAAGATGAGTTGCGCCAATTCACCCGCTCCGTTCTCGTACACCAGCCTTTCGCAGCCCTCCGCGCATCCTCTCCAGCAGACACGCGAGAGCCGTTGACGGACGAAATGCGCAGCACGATCACGAAGATGTGGCGTAAGGAGAACCGCAACTACACCGTTGGCGACATCATTGATGCGGTCGAGCGCGCCCATGGGATTGGGGTAGACGAATGATCGCAAAACCACTGCCGTCACTACAGCGGTTGCGCGATGTCCTCGCCTACGACCCGGCCACTGGAGTTTTCACCTGGATAGCACCCGCTTCAAATGCCGTCACCGCAGGTGATACGGCTGGAGGCGTCAACGCCAAGGGCTATGCGCACATCAGCATAGACGGGGCTCGGTTCAAAGCCTCTCGATTGGCATGGCTCTACATGACGGGCGAAGACCCCAGGGAGATGGAAGTCGACCATGAGAACCGTGTACGAGATGACAACAGGTTTGCTAATTTGCGGCTTGCCACCAGAAAGCAGAACAACGAGAACATAAATCCTCCTCGTTGCAACACCTCCGGAACTCGCGGCGTCAGCTTCTATGTCCGGCAACAAAAGTGGGAAGCCTACATCTACAGCAACAAGCGGCGTCGGCATATCGGCTATTTCAAAGACAAGGCGGACGCAATCCGCGCCCGGGCTGAGGCGGAGTCAAAGCACTTCACCTTCTGCGCCGGAATCGTCACCAAGGAAAGCACATGAGCGACCAACCTGAAGCGCTGAGGTTGGCGGGGCAATTCGAGCGGTCTGCCGAGTCGCTTCTGAAGCTTGATCAGATGATCGGGCAGGAAACGAGGAAGGCGAGCCAGTACGCAAGAGCTGCCGCCGAACTCCGCCACCAGCACTCCCGCATCGAGGCCGACGAAGCGTTGATGCGGACCGCCGCCGAGGCGCTGGAGCACGCTCAGAACTGGTTCTCCGAGGATCAGTCCAGCTACGCGGACTGCCATGCCGCCATCACCGCCCTGCGCAAACGATTGGAGAGCAGCAATGGCCTGTGATATTTGCGGGAAGACCGGAACGCCTCTGGCCGACCTTCTTGAGTCGTATCAGACCGACGACATCAAGGCGATCTGTCCTGAGTGCGAAAGCATCGTCAACAAAAAACGAGGCAAGTTGCAATCCATGGTCTTCAACATGCTGGCCGTTTTGCTCAAGCGCTTCATGGTCGAGAAACGCGCCAAACACCAAGGAGAGAGCAGCAATGCAAGCTGAACAACAGAGCGAGCGTGATCTTTTCGAGGCGGAGCTTAAAGGCCTTGACTTCACAAAGTCGGCTGATGGCTGGGGCCGGGAAACCTACCACCATCCGCACGTTCAATCGATCTGGTATGGCTGGCAAGCCCGTGCCGCCCTCTCCCACCCCAGCACTCCGCAAGGGTGGAAGCCTTCAGCGAGCGAGTCGGCGGCATTGTCAGCGCTAATCGGCCCTGGCGCTGCATATCAAGTGATTGATTTCCTGAAGACTCCAACGTCTTCGCTTCGTGGCGCTTGGAAACTCGTTCCTGCCGAACCCACGCCAGAGATGTGCGCCGTTGCCCTGATTGATGAAGGCGCAAGGATCACGGACGGTCCAGCATTTGCAAGCGATCTGTACCGCGCGATGCTTGCCGTCTCTCCTCCCACTCCTGAACAAGGGAGCAAGGGATGAGCATCGACCTGATCCACATGAGCATAGGCGGGCCGACCTACGCCATCAGCGCCGGGAAGCTCTACTACTTCGAGGATCACCCGTATTGCGGCCCGATGTTCACGAATAAGAAGGGCGACGGCTTGAACGACCCGAAGCCCACTGACCATGTTTGGAACCACATCAACGCATGGTATCGGCAAGGCAAGCGATTCGAAGAAATTGGAGGGCTTCGCTGGTGCAAGTACAAGACCGACATGCAGGAAGCGCGAGAGCTTGGCAGGCAATCGCGTTCCGCCCCTCAAACACCGGAGAGCCAGCCATGACAGAAGACCTGATAGCGATGGCAAGGAAAGCCGGCGCTTGGCCGGAGCTGTCCACCACGCCAAAGAAGGACGTGGAATTTCTCCGACGCTTCGCCGCTCTCATCGAAGCTCGCGCTGTGGCACGAACGAGAGAGGAATGCGCGAAGGTCGCACTAGCCGAACATCTTGAAGACCCGCAAGACGGCGCCGACGATGCATATGACCGCGCTGTAGATCATTGCGCCGCTGCTATTCGAGCTTTGGGAGAACGGACGTGAGCAAACTTCGATACTGGCTTTTGCGCACGAAGCTCGCCGCCGTGTCGCTGCTCAACCCGTGGGCTACTGCTCGGCAACTCCGCGAGGAAAACGCCAAGCTGATGGCGACGATCACCGACCCATTGTTGACGGGCATGAACATCGGCAACGGTTCTATCGACATGGAGATGCAGGGCGCTGGCCCGCAACTCATGGCCGGAATGTTTCTCGGCATGTTCGAGCGATACCCCGATGCGAAGAACTACATCGAATGCACATTTTCTTCGCGGATGGGGCCTATCGTTGTGACGGTGGTTCGCCCGGGCGGAAAGTCGCCGCACCAGTTGCGCACAGAAGCCGACAAGAAACTAGCTGAGCATCTTAGAACCCACCTTCGCGCGGAGGAACCATGAACACCTCAAGACGCGCGCGAGATCGGGGCGAGAAGCGCGACCGCTGGAAAGAGCAGGCGGTCTAGGCGTAAAAAGTCACAGCATGAATATTCCTTGGTGATATACTGGCATCCGTTAGCAATAAACCAAGGATCATCATGACAGGCAAAATTCTTCTTTCAATCTCTCTCGCAGTCCTGCTTTCCGCTTGTGGCGGGGGTGGGTCTTCGGTTGCGCCGACGGAGTCGAACATGCCGATTCCTGACCAGTATCTGATTTCAGCCTACGGCGACAGCACCCAAGCTGCTCAAGGCCAGCCACACGCGGCCAGCGCACCCGGGGCCAAGGTCTACAACCGTGGGGTGAGCGGGACTAACACCGCGCAGCTTCTGGCCGGCACGGACGGGGTGAACTACCCATGGCCCGAAATGATGCGCGCTGAACCCACCAAGATCATCGTCATAAACCACGGCATCAATGATCGAGGTTATCCGCTGGAGGTTTACAAAGCCAATTTGCGCGAGATGGTGACGGTCGCTCAAAAGGCCGGGAAGATCGTGATTCTCGAAGAGCCGAACCCGGCCGGCGAGACTGAGACGCCTTTGATGGCTGCGATCAAGTTCGACGTGGCCGCTTTCGAGGAACGGCGCGCCGCGATGAAAGCTCTGGCCACCCACAAGGGGGTTTACTTCTGCGCTCAACCACGGGTGCCTCTTGAGGATGGCATTCACCCGACCAAGCCAGAGGGGTACGCCATGAAGCGCGACGTTCTCAGGAAGTGCATCGCTGACGTGATGTAAAAAAAGCCCGGAACCGTGAGGAACCGGGCTAAGACTCGGTGGTCGAGTCGACAGGAGAGCGGCAACGAAACTAAGGAAGTTCTTTCAAGTAGTCATTCATTTGGTGAGCAGCGACCGAGCAGCTTGCTGCTTCTGACGAGAATCGTTCAACGTCGCTTCGGCATCGTTCAAGATTTCCGTCGAGGTGCGTGGCATAGTTACGGACGGCTTGGGCGCTGGCGGCGGCAAGTCTGAGCTGATGGTTAGCTTCTTGGTCCCGCAACTTGTCAGAATCAACACGCTGGCGAGCACGAAAAGCCGCAATATCCTGCTTCTGTTTTTCAGCTTGAGCATTCAACTTCTCCACAACGCCAACCAAGCGGGAATTTTCTCTCAGAAGTTCTCGGAGACGATCCGTCTCGGCCTCCTTAACTTGAGCCATTGCTTGATCGTAACCCATCTGGATCAGGCTGGATCGATAAGCATATGCGCCAGCTAGAGCCATTGCAACCAAAGCCGCATAGAGCGTGAATCGGTTGAACAACAGGGAAATCATTTGAACTGCCAAACACCGGTACGCATCTGCTCTGCCATGCGGCCAGCACGTTCTGGCGTCTGGCGTGCCCACAGAGAATCCATCATATTCCTGGCCGCGCCCATGTAGTCGCCACTCTCAACCATCCTAAGAGTGTTTTTGAAAGCTAGGAGTCCATTTAGGCCCATCTGAAACGCCATCCCGACAAGAACTCCCCGGCGCGCATCATCGAGATTCTGAATCCATGGCAAGCGCTTATTCAGATCATTGATGCACTCTTCAATGTCGTTACGTAGAAGGTAATCAATCTCAAATGGCCTGAGCTTCCCGCCTTTACGCTTATCGATCAATCGCCCAACACCGATTGTCCAAAATCCAAGATGGTCTTGATAGGCGTGGTCAACAACACCTTCCTCAGATTTTAGCTGTCTGGACAGTTCTGAAATCATCCCCACCTTTCTGCTGTTGGTGTAGTCACGCCTTTGTCATTGCGCCGCATGACTCTAGCCTCTTCGATCTTCATGATGATTTCATTCTCAGACCATGAAACCCGGCAAAGCTGCTGAATCTCATGCATAACCACATCTAACGAATCGTATGGGTTTGCCGGCGTGATAACTGGAGCCTTGAACTCAATCGACTTTATCTTTTCGCTTGGCAGGCTCTGAATCATAAATTAAGTCCATCAGCTCGCTGGCTTGACTTGTCATTACGGAAAGAATCTGGTTCGTTCTCGGGCTGTGTGCGTCGGACTTTTTTTTAGACCGACGAAGGAATTTGTGAAGTCTCAACCATACACCCAATCCAGCAACAATCAAGCCTCCACGGTTCATCAGGTTTGAAACCGCATACGCATCCAAGTTTTTGGAATTCTCGAATGCCAGCATCGCTGTCAGGAAGAATGATCCAATCATCGCGATTAGCCCAGCCTTGATGATGACGCCGTCCTTAACCCGAGGACTGAGAACCACACAGGTCAACACACAGGCACAGACAAAAGAGGCCAGTCCGTTTAAGGTTTGAAGATCACTCATCCTTAACAACCTTTTGTTTACCCCACGGTAGGTAGTCCGAGATATTGGCCGTCTTGATCCAACGGAGAATGGCGGTCATCATATTCAGGCCAAACAGACCGACAAAGAAAGCCATCCCGGATTGCATCGCTGGGGTGTGAAGTTCGAAATACTCTGCTGCCGCAGGGCTTATAAATCCAGCCATAACACCGCCTGATAAGGTAGTTACAACTCTTTCTCGCCAACTGGTGTCAGGTCCACCGCGAAAAGACAGCACCAAAGCGCCAAACAAACCGCCAGTGAATGGGCTGCGAACAACCGACTCTAGCGACTTTGGATCAATTTCAAACATGCTAATCCCTTTCGTGTTTAGGGATTGTAAGGAATTGACCGGCTTTTACTACATTTTTGCATTATCGAAGTTCCGACCACCCCAATAGAGTCCCGTTGTTCGATCGATATACGTCGCCAGGCTGGACCGTCACAGAGTGGGTGCTATTCATGCTGCTGGCAGCGATGTTGAATCTCGACAAAACAACGCCTCCTATGGTGAATTCGCAGGAGACGCCAGCGGCGGCTGAGGCAGCCACGAGCGCCTGTAGTGGTCGGCCGGTTGCATTTGTGAAGTTGGTGTCCATAGCCCGGCTACCGGTGACAACTTGCCATGTCCGTCCATAGCCTGCAAGCCACATAGCGAGAGGCGAGGAAGAACCGTTAACAAGGCTCGGGGTCGTTGCCCAAGTGCCAGCCGTGGCTTGTGTGCTTTCAACATATCCAACGATCCGATACGGGACGTTTGCGCGCGCTGTGGTGCTGTAGATCGTCGAAGCGCTGTCAGCTCCGCCCGCTCCGCCTTCTGCGGTCGTAGAGATTACGCCTGCCTCCCCAATGTCAACGCCGCCAAGCAAGTTGACGATAGCCAGCTCCACAGTGCCCGCGTTGTCGATTGCCAGAACCGCGAGGCGGGAAAGAACAGCGCTTGTGGTGCCAAGCGTTGAGCCACTGGAAATCACTAGTGTGATTGCGGTCGGAATTGTTCGGGTGTTTGTCGTCCCACTCCCAAGCGTTGCCGAACGAAAATCCAAAGTCGTCGGGTTGAGCGTCAGAGTTAGGGCGCTAGAGGCAACGGAGGCGGAAATCGGCTGGACCTTGGAAGTCGACAGTACAGCAAGTTGTGCCCGTGTCAGTTCTTCTACTGCCCCAGTAGAGGCAGACACACGACCAAGCACACGGTCAGTTGCCATGGTCAGGCCGCTGGCCGTTACAAGCCCCTTCGATGCATACAAATCCGGGACGCTGGGGTTAGTCGCTGACAAAAGCGCGTAGTAAACAGCAGACAAACCGGAATCTAAAGCGCCCGACGTATTTGCCATGGTGACAACCGTATTTGGTGCGCCATAGACCGCAGAAACAACCGTTCCATACGCCAGGCCACCGGTGTTCATCGTCTGCACGCGACGATTCACTTGGAAGATGTTCGTTTGATCGCCTACCACCGAAAACGAGGTCGGAGAAAGATAGGTAAACGCCGTGGTGGTGTATTGCTGCCACTCGGAGGGCGTCAAATTGGAATCGTTGATGCCAGTGATGTTGTCAATCGTGCGGAGCGTCACACTCCCCGTCACCACAGAGGTCTTTACAATGAATTTGTAAGCTTTGCCACCTTCCAGCCACAACTGGGTACCTGTTGGAAAGTACCCGGCAGAATCCAGAGTGATCGGGTTTGAGTGGGCCGTGCCTGACTCGGTTTTGTAGGTAAATACGGGCGTGAGCGTGCCGGCCAAATAGGTTTCGATCTGCCCGTCTGCCAACGGGTCGCCATTGGCATCGAACTGCTGTTCGTTGAGCACAGGGGAAAGGAAAAACGGCATTTGGATTCCTTGCTAAAATAACGGGACTGGCAAGGCGATTCCAACGCCTGCCATGCCCTGACCAATCCGCATTAGAGGTGCTTCATGGATGACAAATATTCTAAGGCCTTAACCGTTGAACGGCTTAAGCAATTAATTCACTACAACCCAGATACTGGCGTTTTCACAAGGCTTGCTGCGTCTAAACGAGTACCTCTTGGCGTCGTCAAAAGCTCTCCGCTTACACACGGGCACACAAGGCTGAAAGTGGATAACACACCATATCTGTCTCACCGGCTTGCGTGGTTTTACATGACGGGTTCATGGCCTAAGCTTGTTGACCACATAAATGGCATCCCATCAGATAACCGTTGGTCGAATCTGCGCGAAGCCAACCATGGTATTAACATGCAAAACCAACACGCTCCGCAAAAAGGAAACAAAAGTGGCTTTCTGGGTGTTCGGTGGTTTTCCGGAAGATGGCGTGCTTCTATATCTGTCAACAAAAAAATTCATAATCTGGGGAGATTTGACACTCCAGAAGAAGCACATCAAGCATATTTAGTAGCTAAACGTTTGCTTCATCCGGGATGCACGATCTAGAATGCGGTCATGTCATTTGCCATTGCAATCATTCTAAAACCGCTCGTAGCAGTGTTTATCTTTAGCATTGCCTGGGCGCTTTCGTATTTTGCTCGGCGTTTTATACCCGAAGGCAAGCTAAAAAAGATTCTTTTTTCACCGATCCCCGGTCACCATTTGAGCCGGCGTCACACGCGCTGAGTGGCGCAGCAACTCGGTTAACGTATTGTCAGGAATGCGTGGCGATCCAGGCCGAGCAGATGCCAGCGCTTTTCTAGCGGCCTCGGGGTTCAGCAAAGCTTCTGCAAGCGCGTTCTGAATCTTCGGTTCTGCAACGCCGCCATAGATCAAATTGAATGGCTTGCCAATCACCGTGTTGGCAATGGCACTATCCGCCCAAGATTTAGGCATGCCAGTAGGGCCGATCAACTGCTGGAGGATGTTTTGCGATGCCATGCGCTGCGCCGTGGCAGAACCAGGGCCAGCCCCAGCGGACGCGACCGCCGCTGTCCGGTCTGTTTCACCAGCTACCGAGCGCAACAAATTCAGTTGCTCGGGTGTCAGCACATCAGACAGAGATTGCCCGACACCTTTTCGGCCCGTGGCGCGCTCAATCAAACCCGGCTCATCGCGCAGCATTCCCATCAGGGCATTGGCCTGCATTCTGGGATTTCCGGCCAGGTCGCTGGTGTTCGATGTGGCACGGCGCGCAACCTCGTCTCCAATGTCCATTGCACTAAGCGGCTTGGACATGTCGCGATAGGTCGTGCGAGCCTGTTTGAATGCCGGGTTTGCACCTTCCATCCAGTTGAGCAACTGACCGCGCAAATCCTTGATCGTGTTCCCGGCTTTCCCGGTGAAACCCGATGCAGGGTCTGTCAACATTTCATCCATCGCCATCTTCAAATCTTGGAGCGATTGCCCGGTGATTTGGCGGGTGTTGTTGTCCGGCACGCCCATGCCTCGAAACGCATTCGTAGGCGTCACGTCGAAATCGACCTTGCGGCCTTGGTTCTCTGCCAGCGTCTTTGCACGGGTGAGAGCCTGTTTTACTGCCGGACGATCAAGCAACTCCGATAGTTTGCCATCTACTGTATACGCCGCCTTCGTGGCCTGCGTATACAGGTCTTTGGTAGCCGCCTCTCGCGCACCTTCCGCCGCTGCGCGCTTGGAGCTATCGCCGGCCAATGTCTGGAGAGATCCAACCCGAGCGGCATTGTTGTCTGCCAGGCGCTGGCCGATGCGGTTGGCAATCTGAGGATCTGATGCACGAATGGCGTCTTGCAAACGTGCGATACCCGCATCGCCGGTTTCTTCGGCAAGCGTTGGCACGGCACCCGTGATGCTTTTAAGCCCCTTGGCTGCGGCAACCTGTGCGGGGTCATCCGCAAACCGCTCAATCATGCGCCCCGCGATCTTGGTACGTCCAGCGTCTGTAAACGGGTCTACAAGCGCTTTTGCGCCTTGCGCTGCGGCAGTTAGCCCGCGAACGGCTGCAACGCCTCCAGCGCCAGCGGCAGCGCCGATGCCGGCATTTAGCAGCCGGTCCGAGGATTTTTCTTCCGGCGTCAGAAGCCCTTGAGCCGCACCAATAGCGCCAGCGCCCCTAAGCGTTGCCGCGCCAGGGATTGCAACGGTAGGGACGAATGCCGCAATGTTCCCGGCGATGTTGCCAACGTTGCCAGCGGTCGTGTCTAGAAGAGGCTTGTCCAAGGCATTGGCCTGGGCGACTTCCTCACCAGAAAGGCCGCCAAGCATTTCAGGCAGATACTGACGAACCCCACGAATAGCACGCGGGACGGCAGAGCCATAACCAGCGACCGTGCGCTCAAAAGAACTCATGTCTTTTGTTGGGTCGTATAGCTTGCGGTCCGCTTCCATTTGAGCAGCAATGCGCTGTTCTTTCCCGCCTGCGGCTTTCGCCTCAAGTTGAGCTAGACGCCGAAGCGCTTCGAGTTCTTCGCGTTCGTTCATTTGCCTAGCCTCTTACGAAGGTCTGCCAGCTCCGCCGCCTCTTCTGCGGAAAGCGCCGATGCAGACGATGTTGGAGTTTTTGGAGAAGATCCACCACGAACTTGTTTTATCCTGTTTTCGGCATCAGGAACTTCGGCAATGATCCCGCGCATGGCTGTTTCTCGCCCCGCCCTTTTTTGAGCAATGACGTCTGGACCTTCACCCGGCTGTGGGAAGTATTGCCTGTCGCCGCTGTCAAACTCTTCTTTTGCGATCACCGCCCCGGACTCTCGCCGGAGAACAGCGTTGAGAAAGTTTCGTTTTGCCTGATCCAAGCGTTGGCGATCCGCAGGTTGAATGGCATTCACAACCGTTCCGACGCCGTAGCCGGTTCTTGAGCCAGGTACAGAGACGTTTGAACCTTTTTCCGCTAGTTCGTTAATGATGTCGTTGGACTCTTGCATGCGCGAGCCAAACAACAGCGCCTTAGATTGCCCTTCTGTCAATGGCTTGGATGCGCCTTGCTTCGGCCCATATCCGGATACCGGGCGGATGTTTCCTTGCTTGTCTTGCTGTACGAGCACGGGCTTACCGTCTTCTCCCGTGATTTCAAACGGCTTCGTTAGGGCGTTGTTGTTTGACTCACGAGAACGCGAATCGGTCATGTTCTGGCCTCGAACCGTGATATCTTGCCCGCGCCGAGCCGTAGCAGCACTAGACACCTCGCCCGGCGTCATTTCTCGTTGCACCGCAGCGCCGCCCGTTTGCTGACCATAGGTGGGGCTGTTCGGGTTCATGTCACGGAAGCCGATGGTCTGGCCGTTGTCGATCTTCTCCGCCTTCGGATTGAAGAAAGTCAGTTGTTGTTCTGGCGTCATTTGAGACATAACGCCTTCACGCAACTTCAAGCGAAGTTGATTAGGGTCATCTGGCATATTTTCCATTGATTTCTGGAACATATCAGGAGCCAAAAGCCCAGCATTGACCATTTCTTGCCCAGCTTGGACAACCATGTCTTTTGACAAATCTGGGCGCTGCGAAAGTGTGCCAATCACGCTTTTGTATTTGTTGTATTTGTCGTTTGCTAGGGCAAATGCGCTTTTGTCAATATCAACTTTGCCCTTTTGATAAGTTTGCTCTCCAGTCCTGAAATCGTCGGCCTCTTTCTGAAATCCACCACGAGAAAGGGCCGTATATTTTGCCTCTGGAGTTGCGTACTCAGGAGCAAGAAGAGCAGAAAGCCGATTCTGTTTCGCCTGATCCGCCTGAGCCTGCTGCATCTTCATTTCAGCCATGCGGTTCTGATTCACGCCCTGGAGAACCGCAGACAATTGATTCTGCGTCTCAAATGGCGTTTGAATTCGAGAGGCGCGGCCTACTTGGTTGTAAATCGAGGTATCAGCGGTTGCCATTTCGATCCTTAGAAATAATTGCCAAGGTCTTGATTGCCATACAAATTACCAGTCCCAAATCCACCAGATGAGCCACCACTGTTCAATGCCTTATTCAGCGCATTAGACTGGTTGTACAAATTGAAGGCGTCATTGATGCCGCTTTGCCAAGCATTGCCTTGTGCAATACCTGCCGCAGCTTGTGCATTCCCTGCGCCAATCATGTTATTGGCCTGCTGATTGCCAAAGTTCAATTGTGCATTTCCGATCTGATTCGCAGCACCTTGACCGGAATTAACTACACCAGCCAACTTGTTGTATTGGTTAGTCTGGTCGTTCGTGAATCGATTGTATGCATTCCCGTATTCCTGAGAAGCAAGACCCTGGCCGAATCGCTCCAATTGCTTGCCGGCAGCTCCCGAGAACAACCCGCCACGCGATGCGGCAGAGCGCTCTACGCCCTTCATTCCCTCATCCATTCGGAATTTATAGCCAGGATCGGCTTCAAAATCCTCCATTCCGAACTTCTTCATCAGAGAACCGAATCCACTTTCCGTAGAACCAGTGCCGCCACCTGCCTTAACTTGGGCTTGAGCACGCTTCTTTGCTTCGTTGCGAATTTGCTGATCCCAATTGCTCAATTCTGCTTGCGCCCATGCTGGCGCATCATCAAAACCGAATCCGCGTGATTCGCGGTGCTTCTGATCGGCAAGAGCTCTTTCTTGACGGTATATGCTATCAAATGCGCTCGACAAAGCCGCCGAATCAGATTCGGATTGAAGCCCGAGCAGGCTGAGAAGTTTGTTGTTTGCAAGGTTGCCGGCCTCCTGATAAGGCTCCTGCAATTGGTAGGCACGGTCAGCCGCAGCCCGTTGAGCGGCTGTGGCACCTGCTGCAGCACCTGCTTGTTTGTCAGCGGCATTGCCCGCTGCATCTGCCGCAATAACGGCACCGCCAATTGCGGCGACAGCTCCGAATGACATATCAGTTCTCCAATTCTTTCAGCTTTGCCAGAGCCAGTAATTGCGGATTGTCTTTCCCGCCAAGCAACTCCGAGGCTTTGGAATGCGTAAAGACCTCAACCAGCTTATCAACATCCGTCTCATTATCTGGATTTGGCAGGAAGTTCGTCCAAACAGATTCTTCTATGGCAAATGCGGCATTCTTTGCGCCAGCCTTGCACACCAACGTGGCAGGCGCTTCGATTATCACCGTTCCCGAGTCAGTCACCAACTGCAATTTGCCCTTAGACAAGATGCAGAGATTCTCCATCTTGTGAATAGCCCCGATCAGCGTAACTCCTTTTGGAAGAGTGATTTCTCTGGCGTACATACCAGGCGCAAAGTAATGACGGACAGGGCATTCAACTTGCTCCATGGAATACATGGATTTTTCCAACTTCTCCACCTTTTGGCGCATGGAAAGAATTGGCCGGCCGCGTGTAATATCGAACTTGTAGGAAATCATTTCGGCAACCTCCCAGCAGGAGCAGCAGGTAGAGCCATTCCAAGCCCTTCGCCAACCAAGCCAGCAATCTTGTTCTTTGGCTCTTGCATCAAACCCATTTTTCGCATCCACTGTTCACCAGCGACAGGATCTTCTGGCACTGGCACGCCCAATTTTCTAAGAACTGATGCCAGCGTATCAACTGGGCCAGACACAACGCCTGCAACGCCATTTGATGCGCCCTGAGCGCCGCTGTGTAGTGTTTCAAGAAGCCTATTCATACGATATTGGACATGGCATCGCGCCAAACAGTTGGATTGACAGATGACACGTATACCGGCTTATTAAGCGTCGTATCGTAAAAGAAGCGTCCTATCCACAATACAGAAACTGGCCTATCAGCAGTAGGGCCAGATTGACGCAGGGATGATGCTGATGCATCGGTTTGCGTGAACCACGTTCCCCATTGTGGGGAGAAATTACCCGAGACGTCCATGATAGGACCGCTATCGGGTAGTGCAGAGCCTTTGCGTGTTGCCATTATTTGCTCACCCTAGCCCAGGCAGCTACGAATACCGTATTCACGGGGTCTGTGATGCGAAATTTATATAACCAGTCACGGGAGCGGCCGACACGATTAAATACGGCACGGTGTTTGTATTCGCCTATTTTTCCAATTGATCGAACAACTTCTGCACCGTATGTATGGCCTCCATCTCGGCTAACAGAAAACATCATTTTTGGGGATTCTCCTTGGCCGGACACCAATCCAACTCCCGCCTGCATTTCAATCCAGATTTGCGGGAATCGCGTGTAATCGCCAATGGTTTGATGCCTGCTGATGAATTGACGAACAATGGTTTCGCCATCATCCGTGTAAACCGATTCATCAATCAAATAAACCTTCCCATTGTCTGAATCAGAGACATAGGATCGGTTTAAGTAGTTCGTTTGAATCTCACCCCTATATCGGCCCTGCTCGCCAGACATGCGAGTACCCCATGCCTTTGATTGGCCGTCATATTCCCATGTCGCATCCCCAGTTGGGAAACTGATGGTATAGAAAGGATGGCCGGCCAGCATGTAAGAGAACGCTGTCGCATCTTCAATCGCATCGTATTGAGACATTCGGAAATCAAGATCAGGCGTCGAGACTTGTGCGGCGTTATAGCCCTGCAATGCACAAACCTGAACTTGACCCAATCGATTGCGCCGAAGGAACATGAGCGAATCCATGTATTTCGTCAGACTCCAGCGCGCAGCCAACCCCCATTCAATGGCCGATGCACCAATTCTTGCAAATGGGAAATCAGCAGCTCCGCTATCTCCCCAGAATTCCGTGGTCGATTCACCGAATAGCACCAACTGCCCATTCTCGGCAATCACGCGGACAAGGTTATCGGGTGAACTCTCCGCCGTGGCGAAGTCCAGCGCATCCCATGTCGTTCCCTGATACAAGCCAGAAATCTGGAAGCGTCCTGTATCTGGCACCGTCACCACAAAATAGCCATTCAAGAACGTGCATGTCTGCGCGCCTTGGAACCCTGCGTCTGTGACCTGCACAAACCCCGATGTAATGACGTAGGAGCCAGCAGGAGCCGCGCTAGACCCTGGGTCTGATGCCATGACATAAGTGAACGTCGTTAAGCCCGTCACGGTCACGGTATACGTTCCGTTGTATTGAGCCGGCAATGCCCCGGAAATCGTTACCTGCATTCCGGTAGACAGCCCATGGTCCTGCGCTGTCGTCAAAGTCGCCAGCGTACCTACTCGGGTAATGGTGTTGATTGTCTGCGGGTCAATGAGTGTGTAGATATACCCATTAGGGTTATCCACTATGAAAATCTGGAACCCGTTATCGGTGATATCGCAGCGGCCACCCGTGGTTAGAAGCGTTCCAAGGTTGGTCAACGTGCCATCGTTGGAGATGCGCCAGAAGGTGTCTCGATTCACTGCGTAGATGAAATCCCCCTTGGCATACAAAGCACGGCAGGGATTCGCCCCGAAGTTCACAAACGTAGTAAGCCCCGGTGTCGGGTACATCGTCACCACGTTCTTTTCGGGATCAGCTTCTATCTGGCAATAGAGGTTGGTCCGCTGCTGCGCGTTGACGTTGACCGACTTGCCTTGATTGCCAAGGCCAAAGAGCGGGACGGGACGAAGGTTCACAGCAATCGCCCATTCGTGTAGTTGTTGGCGTTAGGAATGCCATATGGCATCTGCATGAGCGGAACCTGAGTGTTAATCCGCTTGATATTCTTTCGCCCTTGAGCCGCTTTAATAACTACTGTGCGCGATGGCTCAACCTCATACTCAGGCGCGATTTCCTCTGCGAGAGAGAAAACAATGGCGCGCTCATAGCCTGGCGGAAGTTCTACAACCGTCGTAAGGTCTGGAAACGAGGTAATGAGCTTGTTTGACCACAGATAAACGTCCATGGATGCCGAAGGAATCGGCCACATGGTTACCTGTGCGTCGGGGAACGTCATCAACGGCCAAATCCCGCACGGGATGCCGAGAATCTGACCCTTGAGGGAAATCAGTTGATAGTCAGCATCCGCCCACTTCGCGAGCGGGTAGGAAACGTTCTGATAGAGAACGTAGGACGAGGAATCAATGGTGACGGGGCGAGGACCGGCAACAGTGCCAGTCGGGCCAACCGTGAAACTTGCTTGCCCTGAGATGACGGGGACAATATCAAGGGTCTTGGCATGGACGAAAAGATTCTCCGTCGCCCAAGAATCAAGCATAGCGTTAAGCGCATCGAGGCCGGTTTGCGCCTCATCTGCGGATGGTTCTTCACCAATGGAATAAACACCTAGCTGGCGCATTGCCCGCTTGATGAGATCTAGAGCGGTCATTGCTTCCCCTTAAAGGGTGCCCCCAGCCTTGTTAGCCGGGGGCAGTTGCTTAGGAGATGGCAGGCGTCAGGCCAGGAGGCTGGAGCAAAGCCCAATCAACATAGGTGATGGCCGTAGCAGCGGCGGTGCCGTAGATCGTCACCAAGCCCGCGGCCGGAACGATTCGCTCCACCCGCAGCAGGGTGCTATCGGCAGCCGCCTGGTTCACGCACGCCCACACCTTGCTGTTCTCGGTGATATTGGGGTTTGTGATGACCACAGAAGCCGCGCCGATGGCAATTGCAGCAGTGCCCGCAAAGGCGCTGGTGGTCTGTGCGCCGGTCGTGATGGCGGTAGCCAGAGCACGAGCAGCCAGGCCTTGAGCGATCAGATTGGCTTCAAGTTCTGCGGACAGCTCGACAACTGCGTTAGCAGGGTAGTTCGCGTATGCGCGATTCAGAAGGACAGCCATGATTTTGTTTCCTTTTTGGGTTACTGGACGCTGTAGAACTTCACGGCGAGTTCGGGATAGGTCGCGGCCCAGCCAAACAGCACGTCAATACGCATCAGCGAGTTGTCGTTCACGCCGTCATACACCTGAGTGACCTTCACGGTCATGCCTTGGTGCGTTTCTTGCGCCACGTCCATAACGCCGGTCTTGGGAGGCATCCACATAGGCACCATGGCCAGGGTGAAAGCATCCTTGTGATAGGCGACGTTGGTGCCGTAGGCGGTCGATGCAGCACCACGGATCACGTAGGGCTGTGCAGTCGTTGGCGAGGCGGTCACGTTCTGGAATGCACCAGAAGGAACGATGGCCGGGCTAATTGGGATCGAGGTAGCGCCGACAAGGACGTCTGCCGTCACCACGAAGTCAGCCAGAACACCAGTCGATTGACGCGATTGCGGGTTGACAGCGAACACGCCAGGCAGGGTGATGACGGTACCACGGGTCAGCGTGCCACCAGCCACAGCCACCACAGTGACGCTAGAACCGGTCTGGTTCGCGCCTGCGATGTTGGTCGCGGTTGCTGCGCCGTTGGTGTGGACGTCAACGTTCTGGTCGAGAGCGACGTTGTCAAAACCGAAGTTCTGGTTGCTCATCAGGCCCGTGCGGTTCTGGGTGCTGATCGTGGCTTGGCTGTTGAAGTAGCCGCCGAAGCCTTGAATCAGAGCGCCGTTGAGGGCTGGATTCATCACCAGAGCGCGGCGACGGTCGCGGGGAGCGGCCATCTCGTCAAGGCGACGGTTCATGTCAGCCATGGCTGCGATGGCGGTTGCAGCAGTGTTCGGCAGCGCGCCGGCCGGGTTCACCAAGTTGTAAACCGAGTAATGCGCGAGAGCCAGGCCTTGGCGGTCGATCTCGTTGCACACCGGGGCGATAGCGGCCATCAGCTTGTCTTCCAGCTTGGTCAGCGACAGGGTGCGCTCGGCGGAAGTGAAGTTGATATCGCAGCCGCCTTGATTCAGCGTCAGCGGAACGGTCGTTTCAACGGTGGACTGGGGGACAGCAACACGTCCAGCGCGGTACGTATACCGTGGAGGGCGCTTGATGTTGATGGTTTGGCCCGGGGCATAGCCGCGGTCCATATTTGAGGTGAATTCGCTTTCATAGTCGCGGTTCACGTTCTTCGAGAAGCCCAGCATGTTCTCCAGAATCGCAAGCGATTCCTTCGCCACGATGGAGCAAGTGACCAAAGTATTGGACATGTCTTTACCTTTCAGCGCATCTCTGCGTTAGAAATTGGCCCGGCGCATCCCTGCGATGAGGCCCAATTATTTACCGAGACCAGATCGGGTTTTGTTTCTTCCTCTGCTCGATGTAATCGGCAGTGGACAGTTTACTCAATTCCCTACTCTGGGTTGACCCAGCACCAACAGGATTGATAGGTGCAGGAGCCTTTGTCGTCTTCACGGTCACACTGGAGAGTTTAGCCTCCAATTTGCCCATTTCGGCAACCTGCCTGACTTCGCTAAGGCCGGCGATGCGCTCAACTTCTTCCGCATTCGCGGTCATGTAAGCCATCACTTTGTCAGAAACGGACGACTCCATTAGGAATTTGGCAATTGGCCGAGTAATCGGCAATTCATCGAATTCCTCACGGTCAAATCCTGGCAGTTTCGCCGCTTCCTTGTACATCGATTCCGTCTTTTCAGCCGTGGACTTTTGGGCCTCGACTGCTTTCGACTGATTCGACACACGTTCACGCTGGTCCAGCTTCCAATCAGTCACCGCATCAATGTAAGACTCGTCATCCGCGTATTGAGCGCGGGAAGGCTTGTCATCAACGGGCTGCTGTTGGTGGGCTGGCTGGCGCTGGAGCGCTTCTGCTGCTTCCCGAAATGCCCTTCGCTCTGCTTTGGCGGCGGCCTTTGCAGTAGCTCTTTCAATCCGCTCTTGGACTTCCTCTTCCGAGTAGACCTTGGCGACCGGCTGCTCTACTACTTCCTCTGGCGTGGCCGTCACGTCCTTTGGAGTTTCTGTGTTTTCCGGTACAGATCCCGGGTTCTCGGTACTAACTACCTCTTGCTCACCAGACATGCTTTACCTTCTGAAAGGATGGCGATTAAGCCAGACCCGGTTACGACCGGTAACGCCCATTGCTGGGATCAAAGGAATGCAACTATTGCTGCAATTTCCTCATCTTCCTCGGATTGTCGCATTTCTTCGACAATTCGCAAGTAGATTTCTTTGTATTGATTGCGGTATCGAATCTTTTCTTTCTTCAATTCGGCGCGAATCTCGACAGGCTCATCATTAATTGCCTTTTCAGCAGCCTCAATGATGACCTCTTTAACCTCAGGAGCGAGCTTTTCCAGCTCTTCTTCCAATTCCTCGTTTTTGTACCACCAGAATGGAGGCCAGAAAATCCCAACCTGTGGTTCTTCCGCTCCATTTCGGGCCTCGCCAACAACAATAGACCCTGGGCCTATTAGAGCGCCGGTTGCATTGTGTGAGACTGGCGGGTTGGCTCTTGCAGCGGTGCCATTGATGATAGAACCGGGGCCGACCAAAGATCCTGTAGCGTCATGCGATACAGATCCAGCCACACGCGCGGCCGAGCCGGTGACGATGGCACCCGGACCTACCAGCGCGCCAGACGATGCGAACGTGCGCTTGCGTGAAGCCGAACCCGCTATGACTGATCCAAGGCCAACTAGCGCGCCTGTAGCATAATGGCTGCCCGCTGCGGCTTGATGGTCAGCAGCTCCAACGATGATTGCGCCCGGTCCAGTCAGCGCACCAGAAGAATCGTGCTGTCGAGTCCTTGCGGCAACTCCAACCACTTCGGAGCCTGGGCCAGTTAGCGCTCCGCTTGAGGCGTGGGCGCGCGTTCTAGCTGCTGCGCCAACGACTGTTGAGCCTGGGCCGATCAAGTCACCCGAAGATGCGTGTTGCCTGGTTCGTGCCGCCGCACCTGACAGAGTAGAGCCAGGCCCCACCAGATCGCCGCTGGATGCATGCGGTATGTTGTGCCTGGCGCTTCCTACAATGGCGGAGCCAGGACCGGTTAAAGCACCTGTAGCGCCATGCGCCCTGGTTCTTGCTGCTGTGCCTGCAACAACTGCACCGGGGCCGACCAATGCACCAGACGACGCATGCGAGGTTGGCCCACCTCCTGTGCCCCTAAGAGAAATCAGGCATAGGCTAGGGAAATCTCTTGACCCTGCCGTGACCGTCGTCGTAGACGCTCCAGGCGAGTTGACCGAGAACGCAATCGACTTGTCAAACTGCGTCGTCTGCATCGTCCCTTGTAGGGTCGTGCCAGTCGGCGCGGTCGGGTCTGCCGAGCTGCCGTCCGTGCCGAACATGCCAAACACGTAATCGGTCGAATTACTGTTAACCGTTGCCGCCAAGGCTTGGGGGGACCCGGTCTGTTGGACAACTGAGAAGCCCCCGCTAGGAACGAAGTTGTCAGCATCGTCAACCGTGAACCAGCCGATTTGACAGGTTGGGCCTTCGGAGTAGTTGCCGGTCTTCTGAACCCTCACGGTCTGCGATCCGGTCGCAGTGACCTTGAACGCTTGGGCATAGCTGCCCATGTACGTCCCACCAGTCGGGTTGTTTACCCTCAGTCCGCCATTGGTTGTGGACGAGAAAACAGAACCCGTAATGCTGGTGATTACGCTCGAATCTGTAACGTAGTACGTCCCCCCAATGACGCAAGCATTTGCGCCAGACGGGATTGTTACGGCAACGTTTCCCGAGTCCGCGAGGTTTGGGAGCGCGACGTTACTGACGCTAATGAGCGTCGGGGTGGCCACGCGGTTCCCCTTACGCGCTCAGGGCGGTGTAGGTCAGGCTCGAACAGCTCACAGTATCGCCAGCGGCAAGCGTCAAACCGTTCGTAAGGTTGATGTCGCTCGCGGACGCCGCCACAGCGCAATGGATCACCACAGTGCCGCCAGAGGTTTGGAGCGTTGCCGTAGCCACAGGAGAAGCATTGCCGGCGACGTTAGTGTTCGTCGTGATCGCGTTGGCCGTTGCCGTGCCACTCGACGATGCGCCGAATGCGGTTGCGGACAGTGCCAGAGTAGCGGCAATGGCACCGGGAGAACCAACTGTGCCGGTCAGGCGGAATGCCAAGTTGCCAGATGCGCCAATCAGTGCGGTAACTGCGTCGGTTGCTGCGTTCCGTGCAGCCGTGCTGTGGGTAGTCGACATGATTAAGCCTCTTGCTCTTTAACGGATGCCGCGTACTCTTGCGCCAGCGCCGTGCTCGCCCACACATTGCGCTGGACTGCTCCATCAGAATAGGTGCGAATGGTCATGGAACCGGAAACCTCAACGGTAGAGGTGATGCCGACTTGACCGCCTTCTTCCGGCTCTGTGTTTTCTCCGCCCTTTGCATCGTGTTCGCTCATGCTTCTTCCTTTTCGGGCTCATCGCCCATTTGTTTCGGCTCTTCCTTCATCGGATAGCCAGTCAATTGAAACTCTTCAACCTCGCCAGTTGCGGCTCGGGTGACCTGAATTGTCGCGAACATAACAGCCTCTTGGCCAATCAAATCATTCATATCACACCTGTTTAACAACACCCGATTGCGGGTCGAATTGAATTGTCTTGCCGGAACTGAGTTTCAGCGTCTTTGGCTTGTTGCGCTCAGCCATCAATGCCTCTGCCATTTGCTGGATACTGGCTTGAGTCTGAGCGCTTGATTCCTGAATAGCTTGCACGAGGATTTGAGCGACCTCCATTTGATCGGAAGCCTGTTTCTCAAGCAAACCACCCATTGCCTCGGCAACGCCTTTAATGGTCTCTGTCGCCTCTGCCAATTCAGGTATTTCCATAGGCTGTTGCTCTTGCTGTTCCTGCATTTCTTGCTGTTGCAATTGTGCATCAGTTTGCGCCTGCAATACAGTCTGCTTGAATTCCTCTTCGGCGGTCTTGATCTTGTCCACCGCCTTCATTTGGTAGATCTCGGTTTCAAGCTTGATGTTCTTTGCCTTCTCTGCATCGGCGAACAGTTTGGCCTGTACGGCTTCCTCTTTCGCGCCCTTCAATTCATCAACTTGCTCTTCCAATTGCGCGCCGGCCTGCTGCATCTGCTCCATTTGCTGGGCCATTTGCGCCATCTTTTGGGCTTCTGGGTTGTCTTCATCATCGCCAATACCGGGCGGCAAAGCCTTTTGCAGACGCTTGGCAATCTCATCAGCACCAGGGAAATCGTAGGAGCGCACGATCAAATCACCCGCGATCTGCATTAGCTGCGGGTTCTTGGTTGCAAGCTCAGTCAATGCCGCTGCGGCCTCTTGGCGCTGGGTCTGGAAGCTCGGCCCGGTGTCAATGGTCACATCGTATTTGCCGACCGTGGGGTTGAACACCTCTTTAATCTCTCCCTCTTGCTTGGCGTAGGCCTGTTCCATGGATGGGTCAAGTTGAGCGGCTGATTCCTCACCACCAAGCCCAAGGATTCGCACAACACGCGGCGCGTCGTAGATCTTGGGGATCAGGTCAATCAACACCTTGGCTTCGTAGTGCAGAGCGCGCACGAGGTTGTCAGGGAAGTGGAACGTCGCGGTTTCACCCTGCACCTTCAATCGCTGGATACCCACACCTGACTGAGCCTCGGACTTGATACCGAAGTTGGCGTTTTGCTGTCCAGAAGCTGCACGCATTTCCTCGGTGGAAAGCTGGAGCATCTGCACCTGGGCCGTGGGCATCACTGCCGGGGGCTGGCGTGCAGGAGGCTTAAGCGGCTTTCCGTCCTCCGTATATTCGTTGTATGGCAGGTATGAGCGGTTTTCGAGGTTGGCAACACCCCAGATATCCTCAAATCCTTCCATGGACTCAGCAGACGCCACATAGGGCACCTTGTTCTGCAATGCCAGGGTTTCCACCGCAGCCGAATAGCTGTAGTTCACCATACGCGCCGGGTCTTTCAGGTCCCGAACGATGCCCTTGCGGATGATCTGGCCATCAACGTTCAATTCCTTGCCAACCACCGTGATGATCGGCAGATACTGGCCGGGCCACTCACGTTCCTCGATAGGCTTCTCAGACCCGCCAACCAGCTTGCACCACTTCCACTGTTTGCGCTGGGTTTCCCGCTCCTGCACGATGGCGACAGACTGGCCTTGCATCGTCAGGAATTTGTCTTTGACCGTCACCCCTTCGGGAAGCTCACTCTTGAGTACCGATTGGCCGCTCTCCAGCAAATACAGCGTGTCGGCTACGTAGTCGCAGTAAAAGTACTCCGCGATGCGGATCGTGTCCTTCTGAATCCAGCCGCGCTTGTCCGTGTCACCCCACGAGGAACAGTCCAGATCGGGATAGTCCTCCTCGCATTGGTGCTTGGAAATGTCCTCAAACACAAAGCCCCACCGAGCGTCGGAGCGGTCAGGCTCCTTAGCGTGTGGGTCAATGAACACAAGGCGGGGGTTTGGAATCGCCTTGATGAGAATGTTTTGGTTGAACGATGACGGGTCTTCGTAGTCCGTGATGACGCGCCAATAGCCCTCGCCACCGTAGATTGCATGCTCTGCGGCCAGATCATGGGCAGTGTCAGCCGACGACTGAGACTGAATCGAGCGGATCATGCCGGCCAGAATCTCGGCGGTCTTGATGTCCGAGCCAGAGTCAACAGCCAGCACACGCGCCGCTGGCCTGTTCTGCCGGATGTTGTTGATGATCTGGTTGCAATGCTGCGCGGTCGTGTTGATCGTCAGGCACGGCTTCTTCTGCACGTTGGAGCGATTCAGGTACACCTCAGCCGGCCATTGCCAGCCGTTGTCACTGTCGCCCATGGCAAACCGCGTGTCTTCCAAGGCTAGTCCACGGTTGGTATTGTTGAAATCCTGCGCCTCATCAAAGCGGCGCTTTGCCGCCTCAACGATTGATTCCTTGGGTTTAGCCACGTTGTAATCCAATCGCGTAGGCGGTTTCCTTGATGGTCGCCCGGAACTCAGGAGCGCGGGCCATCAATACGGGGTTGTTCTGGGTCTTCACGAAGCCAAAGCGCTTGTACCAGGCCTCCAAGTCTTTAGGCGATCTAATTCCACCAGACCGCCCCCAATTCAATGGCTGGAGAATCAGCACAATGCCGAGGATGTCAGCCTCATCAGTCACAGCCTTCATAAGCTCGGTTGCAAACCCTTGCTTGCGGTGCTTTGGGTCGGTCCAAACGCGGGAAATCTCCCGAACCCTGTCCATGTGGGCCGGAAGGTCCGGGTTCTGCGTTACCTTGCAGCTTGCGTGCTCGTTAGACCAATCGGTTTTCATCAACTCATCCAACCTTGTTGTCCATAGAAATTAGGCTTGTCCTCTGATTGCTGGCGCTTACGCTTCGGCCCCTTCATGTGCTCCAGGCCACGGCCAAATAGGCTCATCACGTCCACCGCATCATCGAATTTACCCGCTGGGAATCGCAGCAATTGGTTCAAAAGCCGATCTTTCCATGGTGCGCGCTTAGGCAAAAATACCTTGCCCATGCTTGCCATTGCTTGGATTGGCCTGGCTCGCGTTGGCTTGTCGGCAATGCTCGGGAGCCATTCTATACGGCAATAGGCTTCCCGTTGTTGCATTCGCATCATCAAAAACGGCTCAATTGCCCGCCTAATAGGGCCAGCCTCACCGAACCAGCAAATAGGCGAGTGCTTAACAATCAGGTCACATTGGCTCTCAATCCAGACGTTTGAAGCTGATTGCCCATACCACCAATCGACCACGTAGATGTTATTGTTGGCATCAACTCCCGCTATTCCATGCTCGGAGAAGTCCCCAGCGCCATCGGTCACAGCCGAGTCACTAGCCCCAAACATGCGCAGGTTCGGCGGCAACTCGTCGTATTCACCAAACCAATCGGTTTTGAAGTAGTCGCCATCGTCGGGAATCGGGTTCTGTTGATACAAGGCATTCCAATCACGCGCGGGCAAGACCGCCTTAATTTGCTCCAATCGGTCAATTGGATACCATTCCGGCCAAAGCGCCTCATAGTCTTTGTTGATGGCTGGCAGGCTCAAGACCTCCCATTGATCGCCACCATCATCCTGTTGCGCGAGAAGCTTTCCCGATAGATCATCGTCGTGCCATCGGGTATTGATGACCACGATAGCCCCTCCAGGCATCAGGCGCGTGTAAGCCGTGGATGTGTACCAATCCCAAACCCGCTGGCGTCTAAGCTCGCTGTCGGCTTCCTCACGATCTTTGAATGGGTCATCAATCAACAGCACGTCAGCGCCACGGCCAGTAACCGCAGTGCCAACACCGGCAGCGACGTACATGCCACCGCCGTTCGTGTGCCACCTGTTAGCAGCCCTTGAGTCTTCGGATAGGCTGGCATCGAACAGCGCCCGAAACTCGTTGCTGTCTACGATGTTGCGCACCTCACGGCCAAAGTCATTAGCCAGATCCGCGTTATATGAGGCGGCAATGATTTGCTTACCGCTATTCCTGCCAAGGAACCAGGCCGGGAACCGACGCGAGGCAAGCTCAGACTTCCCGTGCCTTGGCGGCATGCAGATCATCAGGCGCTTAATCTCTCCCCGCTCAACAGCCTCAAGCTTTTCAGAGATCAGCGTATGGTGCGGCGCAGCGGCGTAAGCGGAATTGGTGTACTCAGTGAACCCGAGCAGACCAGCCCGCGCCTTACGCCTTGCTAACAGTTCCGCTGCTGCTGCTTGTGGCGATAGCGGCGAGTTCATCGTCTTTTAGGTCGGTTGCGCTAATGACGCGCATTTCCCCAGAAACCTCTGTTTTATCCCGCCATTGGTCCGGCTGGCGATTCTTGAGCCAAAAGATCATGGCCGTTGAATCAGGCGGGTAATACTTGCGTATCGGCGTGATGACAATCTCTTTGTCCACCACCTTAATATCCACCTCGTCATGCTCATACCCCATGGCACGACGGTAAAGGCTTTGGGCAACTCGCTCGTTGGCCTGATCCTTTGGGATTTTTATGGCGTCCGAAAATTCAGTGTGCTCCACCTTCCATAAGCTGATAGTACTAAGAGAAACCTCAAAGAAATCAGCCAGTTGCGCGTCTGTGGCTCCCAATTGGCAAAGCTTAGCGGCTTGTGCGACGTACTCCAGTTTGTATTTGGTTGGGCGTCCCGCTGTCATTTAGCCACCCCAGTCCTAACGGTATATCGAGGAGGTTTTGCGATGGAAATCATCCCGCCCGCTTTGCCATCCGTAGGATACTCGCGCTGAATGTTCTCTGCGAACTTGAGGTTGGCTTCCAGAATTCGCAAAGACGCGCGAGTAATCTCTAGAATGGTGTGGCTAACCTCTGGGATTCCGCACTGGCGTCGATACCAGCGAAAACGAATAAGTCGGCTGTGCAGCCAGTTTGGAACAAATCGCATCGCTAATCCCGCTTATCACTGCCCGTAGGCGACCCGTGGAAGCCGCACGGTCGGCCCGGGAATGATAGCGCAATTAATTGGTTTGGGTAATTGGTTGATGGTGGCCGGTGCTGATATCCGGCGTTGCTACTTAGGCGGACGAACACCCAGTCGGTTTGCCTTCGCGCGCTGGACTAGTAAGCGCCTTAGTCACAATCGTCTCTCTAGCTGCCCGTAGCAATCTGCGCATCAGCCTGCGCATTCACCATCAAGGCTTCGGACTGCTAACAAGCATCAACACGATTTACCTCGTGGTTAGCGTGCTTATGGTCAAATCCGAAGTCTTCATGGTCCATCACATACGATTTCTCCATGCATTATTGCTTTCTTTCATAAATCCATCATAAACGCGGTGATATTCCTCGCTCATCATCCTTGCAGTAAACAGAGCAGGTTTTTCAGGGCGTTTCTTTGCCAATACCAATTTAGGTCGGTTGTTTCGCATCTTCTCGAATAGCGTCTTCATGTCAATTCTCCAATATCAACTGTCGCATACCCGCTCTTCACCCGGGCGGCAGTAAGTCGGATGATGGCCTCGTACTGGCTGCGCGGGATGCTGGAGCGCTGTAGGTCGTGAAATTCGATGACATTTCGCACCGCCTGAATGCCAATCCCCGACAGACCCATGCGCTTGGTGTCCTGAAACCGCTTCGCCGCCTCAATCAAAGAATCCTGTGCAATACCGCACGATTCCTTGGCCTCAGCCCCGACTTTCTCATGCGCCAGGGTTTCGCATAGATTAACCACGTTTGCCAGGTCAAACCACTGTTGCAGGCTGGCTTTTCCCTTGGTCATGTCATCCAAAGCGGAAAGCTCGCGCATCAGTAGTTTGTCTAGCTCCACCCTGGGTGTGATCGAGGCTCCAGCGATAGCGTGGGATACCGCGTCCAGCTTTTTCCACACCTTGCGTACTGTGCGCTTTCTGGTCATGTCAGAACGGGCATTCGTCAACAAGGCCCGGATCGACAAACGGTCCACTGTACGAGAGCGCCTGCAATTTGCTGATTTTGTCCGTCAGTTCGTTCTGCCGGACCATGCTGTCTGCGCGCTCTTTCTCAAGCTGGGCGACCAGCGTGGCAAGTTGCTGGCTCTGTAGTTCTTCGATTGGCGCGATTTCGACCTCGATTGTTGCAATGCCGACCTTTACCCATCCTTCCGATGCCATGTCCTGACAACTGTAATAAATGGTATTCACAGCCTTTTGTTGATTGCCATCCTCAAGGGCACGCATCAATGTGCCCATATCGTAGTCACTGGTGCACCAAGCTCCAATCGCTCCGGTAACTTTGATAGGCGCTGCTTTTTCGTTCATGTCTTTTCTCCTGTCGTTTTAGGTTGTGCAAGCCGTCTGCGTCCGGCTTGCTGCTGGTGCTGTCAGGCGATGTTCAGCGCCGATTGCGCGGGTGTGTTGTCGTTCGCCGCCATCAGAATGTGAGGGCCGGCGTCGTACATGCTTTTTGGCAGCTTCGGGTAGTTGTCATTCGCTGGGTAGTTGAGACGCGTAAGAATGGATTTCTTTTGCGCCTTGTTCCCGCAGGCGAAAAAGTATCGGTGTTTTTGCATCGGCGGCGCTGTCTCAATCTTGTTTTCAGCCGCCCATCGCTTCGGGTCCGTTATTCCACGGTCGCGCAGCGTCATGGGATGAACGCGCTTCCCGTCAACGATATATGCGTGATCGTGTGACTTGGTGGCCCCGGTGTAAATCCAGTTCGTTGCTTGGTAGATGATGCCGGCGTGCCCGTGTTCAGTGTCGGCGTAGCTTACGACGGCGCAAGGACTTTCCAGCATCTGCAAGGATCGCCCCACCAAAAATGACGCCGCATTTTTCTCGCCGGTCTGAACGACAAGCCGCGCCAGTTCATACAGTCGGAAATCGCGGTCTTTGAACGCATGACGCTGGATTGGCGGCGATGGCTGGCCATAGACGCAAACGCCCTCAATCTTGCCGTCAATTTCCAAGCCGAAGCCGGCCCAAAAAATCGAAGCGCGGCGACTGTAGTGCTTCTGCGTCACGAACACGTCGGCCTGCTTTTTGGTGATAGGAACGACTTTCAATATATTTCCTTGGTAATGGTGTCCGGCTTGCTGCTGGTGTTGTCCGTTTAGAGCGAAACCACTTTGCAGAATGTGTGGTTTTTTGCGTAAGCCTGTGCGGCTTCCATGGTTTTGAAGTAAGCGGCCGTCATTGTGAAGCCGAAGGCCATGCAAGCCTCGTCGCGGAAAACGTAAACTGCTGCTGCGTTCATGATGTGCCTTTCAAAAATCATTTCGTGCTGCGATGACTGAATCATATCCGAATATCTCAGCATCGCGCAAGAATAATCATGCCGTTCGTCGCCTACCCCATCAACCCAGCGAAAGGCGTTACGGCGTAGCACTTTCGCGCATGGCCTGCACGGATGGCGCGCACGTAGGAGTCACTGATTCCATGCTCGGCAGCAACATCGGCAGATCGTCTGTCATCCATCCGAATCGAGTCTGCGGCGTCTTGGGTGATCTTCCCGGCAAGGCGCTTGGTTTCCGCGATCTTCCGGTTGATGGCCTTTGTTCTCAGGGTGCCGGCGCGCTGGGCCTCTCGCACGATGTAGTCCATGCGGACCTGCCGAAATAGCGCAGTGTTCATGCACCGGTGGTTGTGGCACTTCGTCACGATCATTCCGCCTTTTTGCAGCTTCTTCCCGTTTAGCTCATACACAACTCGACGCACGGAATACGTCTTTTGGTTGATCCTGAGCGGGTAAACGCCGCTTTCGTTCTTAGCTCCAGGCCAATGGCTCTTTTCGCCGCACTCTTCGCAGATGTGGCATTTCTGGTTGATGTACGCCAGCATGCGGGGGTTGGACAGCTCAACAGGTGGACCGCAGTCGATCTTCTTACGCGCCAATCTTTTTCTCCCAATCCCTGTCGTGAGACAAGTAAACCTTTCCAGCCATGCCGAACATGTCTACTGGAGTCACTAGGCTTGCCGTCACGTCATCCACGTTGTTCAAGGTGTAGACGCGGCTAGCAGAAATGTCTGTCAGGGCGTCGATAGGTTTTGAGTGCTCTATTTTCAGGAGTACGTAAGTGGTTTGCATTGGTGGGTTCTTTCAAATTCTTCAACGACTTGAAGGTAATACTCTCTGGCGTGCTTAATCTTTTCGATCATGGCCGCTTCTTTGTCTGGGCAATGCTCCACGGTCCAGCTTGTCAGGCGCATATGCTCCGGGATGTGGTCAACGAAGTGCATGGTCTGCGGCTCCCACTTGCACAGGTCTTCCGGGGTTGAAAGCAGGGCATAGTTCACCTCCCACTCTTTCGCACCCCAAAGCATCATGTACCCGCGCATCTGATATTCATACAACTTGTCGATACAGTCCTGCGTAACGATTGGGAACGTCGCTACCGACCATGAACACTTAAGGTCATGGCCTCGGAGGCTGGAAACATTGAAAAGATCGGCCTCCCCCTTGATCCATTCATTTGATCGACGCTCGGTGTTTTTCACCAAGTCAAATCCACGAACACGGTTCAGCAGTTGAATCGCCTCGCCTTCCATGCGGATGCCTTTTTCCATTGGCTTGCTGGACACCTCGAAATCAATCCCGAACAGTTCTTCGGCCACCAGCGTCCGAATGTAGGTTTTGGCACCGACAGACAGCGGGCCTTCCGCCTTGGTCTTAGGCTCCGTCATCAGCTTTCCGATGGAGCTGCACCGAAACAGAATGTCGCGCTTCATGCTCCGCGCCCTTCATCAGCACGGCGAGCGGCTACGCGCAACCCGCCGAATTCGCTATTCATGGATTGCTGCTCGCGCTTGGACAGACCTTGCCACCAAAGAGTTAGCTCTGCCAACCCCTGCATTGCAGCATCGCGGCCAGCCTGCAACTTAGCGTTTTCCTTGCCGTCGCTACCGGCTTTGTTTCCATCATCGTCACCCTCGCCAACTGCGATGTTGAAAATCGCTTTGAGCAGGTAGCGCGATCCGTAGCTCATGGCGGAACCCGTAGCGTGCGTCTTGGTCATCACATCACCGCCCTTCGCGCCTTTGCCATCAGATGGCATATCGACCGTGTAAGTGCGGGTGTGGCCTGCCGCATGGGACACGTAGCAAATAACCCGAAGCTCGTTTTCCTTTCCGCTATCGCCAGTGTTAAAGCTAAGGGAAAACCCGTTCTTTGTGTAGATCGGGCGCACATGGCGGTCAAGTTGCGCATAGCTGGCGTAGGCGCTGCGGGTTTGTGGGTTCTCCGAGTCAGCGGCGATCCGGCCCATGCTGGACTGCGCAGCGGACATGGCATCGTTGAATGCACGCTCTGAGTCACGGGCAGCGATCTTTTCATGCATCGCCCACAGCCGCTCCATCTTTTCAACGTCAGTGTTTGGGTTGGCTGCTGCTTGTGCAATAGCACTCATGAGCGTAGCGCTGTCGCTCACCTGATGGGCCACAACCTGGCGCGGTTGCGACTCTACGATTTCGTTTTCCATGCTTACTCCTGTCATGTTTTTGGATCCTCAAGCATACCGCATTTTTTGTTTCTATGCATCCCTTGCGAATGTTTTCTTTTCACCTTAGAATACAGGCATCACCAACCACATGGACTACAGAAGATGACCAAAGACCCCGTAAACGAGATCACAGGCGAGCGAGCGAAAGAAGTAAGGGCAGCAGCAGGCATGGACCAAGGGCCGTTCTGGCAGTCGCTTGGCGTTGTCCAGTCTTCGGGTTCGAGCTACGAATCTGGCCGGTATCCGATTCCTCGACCTGTTCAACTTCTCATGCACTCTATGTATGTGGACAAGAAAGCAGGCGATGCGGCAAAGGTTCGGCGTGCGGCTGCTAAGGCGGTGAAGCTGCTGGGGGAGGCTATCAAATGAACTACGCTTTTGTCTTAATGTATATTTTGGTTGCATTGGCAGCTTATGTTTTGCTGAGAAATGCATTTGTACATTCAGTACGAATTGCTTTCATAAACGACGATCTTCTTTGGCCTTTTGAATACAACAAATTGCCAAGCTACGATGGGATGCTTTTAGGCCCATCCCATCAACTCCGCTGGACCAAAGATCAATGGGTTAAGTGGGTTGCATATCAAAAATGACAGAAGACGAACTCCACGAAGACCGCGCCCGCTGGCTAGGAGAGTTGGCCTTTGCAGGTGGCGATGTGGATTTACAAACCGGCTGGGCTGATTACGTTAAGGCCGAGCGGGCAAAGCTAGAGGCTGTTTTTCCGAAGGCTCGGGCTATCGGAGCGGCAAGATTTAAGGAGTTGAGTAATGGATGAGCAACGGTATCTGCGAGAGCAACTTGTACTTTTGCAGAAAGAGTATGAAAAGGCGGCAAAGCCAATTGTGGATCGATTGATTCATCTCGCATCCATGGAGCCGCCTAGATTAGTAATCCCGCTTGAGGCGTGGGAAAAACTTCAAAAGGATCTGGAAAAATGATCGCCATACCCGCCGCCTCTGTTGGAATGCGCACTATGGCAGATGGAACTCTGCGCATGACCTTCGACATTGAACCAGCGCATGCCAAAGACGCTTTCAGCCTTTTTGCTGCGCCAGGTACACCGGTTGCGATTGCTGCGCTCCAAGTGGGCTATGCGGCTGCCAAAGAGCCAGAGCAGAAAGACTCCATCGGCCCGCTATGCAAGTGGCTTGTTATCCGGTGTGGCGAACCTGAGTTTTGGGAATGGCTTGGTCATGAGTGGACTAACAGCCCAATCGAAAGCGAGGCTCAAGCGTCAAGCGAGGTCAAGCTAATGCTGGAGATTGACAGCCGAAAAGAGCTAGACACAAACCCTCATGCCGCCGAAAGTTTTCACCGCCTCGTAAGACTACCCTACCAGAAGTGGCTTGTACGGAGGCAGGGATGATGCGCAGATCGCCCATGAAGTCAAAGCCGAAGCGCCGCGCCAAGATCGACGGCATTGACTACCTTGCGCTTTGCCGGTATCAGCGGTGCTATTTGAGACTACCCAGCACTCCGGCCTGCTACATGGATACGGTTGTGCCCTGTCACTCGAATCAGTCCATCCACGGCAAGGGAATGGGCCTAAAGGCTTCGGACAAGTTCACCGTGCCAGGATGCCACACTTGCCACGCGGAATTGGATCAGGGCCGAACGATGACCAAAGAACAGAAGTTTGCAGTATGGGACGCGGCCTATGCTGAATGGGAAATCGACCGCGATCAACTTTTGACAGGAGAATGAATTGAGCACGCTAAAACAACTGGTGGACGATCTTGAGAAGCACGGTGACACGAGCGCTCCCATCGATCTTGTAAAGCAAGTCCGCGCCCTTGACGCAAGCCATAGGCAGTTGCTGGAGGCGCTAGGATGGATTTCTAGGCGATGCCCATCGACTTTGGTTGAACAGCCGCTGCATACGATCCATCAAGAAATGACGTTTGATGCCGGCGCATGTTCCCGCGCCGCTATCGCAGCAGCTAAGGAACTGACATGAATTCTTGGTTTCTGATCATGACGCTTACGACCAGTGCGCATGGCGTATCTGTTAATTCACTTCCAGGCTTTTATACCCATGATGGATGCCTAAAAGCAGGATCGGCGTGGGTTCAACAAGTGAAAAATAGTTCACCTTCTTTTATCAAACCGATAGCAACATGCGTGGAGAAGAAATGAACACCCACCAACAAGCCGCATCTGCCATGAACACCGGCATGGCCTTATCCGAAGCAAACGCAAACCGCCATAAACAGCGGTGGTCAGAGGACGCAGAGGCAGCGCTACTTCGCTACTGCCTGGCGCATCGTGGCCAAGATTTCCTGACAGAGCAGGTCAGGGAATGGGGAGAATCCCTCGACCTTGTTGACGCTCCATTTAACGCAAAAGCCTGGGGCGGCGTTATGCGTCGGTCTGCTGCTAATGGGGTTATTCGGAAAGTTGGCTATGGGCCTGCTCGATCCTCTCATTTTTCGCCCAAGGTGCTTTGGCAAGCGATCTAGGATGCTGCATTCCTGTACGGCCATGCAACCATACAGGAATCTCTCCCATGCTCATTTGAAGGGCCTTCCCAGCCTGTGGCCGCTTTGAATTGAGCGGCGTTTAGCTTTGCTCCTTTTCCTTTCGGGCTGATCCCATGCGCAGGGATTCCGAGCCGGTCACAAGCCTCCACGATCAAGTTACACACCATGTCCACCTGGCCAACTTTGCGCGCCATGCTCTTTGCCACGGCTTGGTTTCGGTTTGTTGTGAACAGGTGCGAGGTTAGTCGGCTGTCCTCGAAGATAACCCGATCCGGGCTTACATCGGTCAGCCAAGCCATGAGGTCTAGCGGACAGATCGTGCCCAGCGCGTCTAGCTTGCCGTCTTTGATTACGGCCATCCCAGTGTTCCGGCCAGGATCAATTCCAAGTAGGATTCTCATTTCATTGCCTCGTAATCGTACTTCGCCTTAGAGCTAGCCGCAGCACGCAAGCGGCGTATCTCCCCATATTTCAAACAGGTCCGCACGGCGTTTCTAACCTCGTGCCGGCTCCAGATCGTGCATTCCCGGATGCTGGCTAGGTTCATCGGACCATGCTCCAGCAGGCGTTTTAGGGCGTAGGTTTTTGTCATTTACCACGGCTCCCCAACAGCTCCCGAATCTTCCGCCTAGTTTCTTCCGATGGCGCTGCGCCCTGATGCGTTTTGATGATCTCAAGCGCATCGGGCCTTTTCATGCGAACTGGCTCTGGCTCCCATTCCAACCAAGGCTGACGGCCAAGCCATGTTTTCGGCATTGGGATGAACCCGCCATTGTCTTTTAGCCATTCCGGCTGCGTTTTGAGCCAAATGACCATGGTTGTGATTTTTTCTGCGTCATCTGCGCATGCCATTTTCGCCCACCGGTTCAGGCATGCTTGCTTGTCTACCTTTCGATGGTGCTTAGGCCAAGCCATCCAGAACTCTTGAAATCCGCCAGCGGCGTTTGTGGTGCGCTTGTTAAGCCCTGCGCATGTGGATTTTGTGTTGGTGTCGCCAAAGAGGTCCATTTACATTTGCTCCCCGATGGCAGAAGCAGCGCGCACGATGGCTCTGCGGTAGTCGTTTGGCGATTCCATCGCTGTGAAGTAGCTGCCTTCCTTCGAGCGTCGGTATGCGCACATCGAGGCTTCGTCTTGAAGGCATTCCCACTCGATGTCGATATGGAGCTTAACCGCCAGCCGCAGCGCATCGCCATCGTTGGCTAACGGATTCCAAAAAGGCGCAGCATTGAAATTTGATTCAGGCAGCCAGCCAGTTACATCACGATGTGCACCATAAGCGCGATCAAAAATGATCTTCATGCCGTTTTTGTTAGCAACATTTGCTGCCTTATCAAGCAATTCGCGGTCTGTTTTCATCAGAAAATCGCCCTCAATTTTCCGATCAACCAGCGCTGCAAAGATTCGACCGAAATCGTGACGGTTGCGCCCGTCCGCTTGTGAGTGACCAGCAGGCCGTCTTTCGACTGCTCTACTGTTACGTCCGGAAGTTCCAGGCATCCGGTTTGCCCATCGGGTTTTGTGTCCATGCATTGATTCTCACCATGACCATGAACACCGTCCATTTGTTATTTACTATCGGAGGATGCTTATCGATTAGATTACATCTGGTGAGCAGTTGAGGGGCGAGCGAAGCCAACCCTATGCAAGAGAGTAGCTTCGCGTCGTTACATCCGGAGCCGCAGCATCGGTGCTTCGTCCTGGGTCGTTGACACTCGCCCAAGCTCGGAATCCTTATCCGGTAGTGCAAACCAGACCTATCGGGCGATTCCGTTACGCCAAAACCCATCAGTGCATGAACCGTTTGCTGTGCATGGGGGCGTCAACGTCGTTTCCAAACGACCCCCGATCAGACAAAGAAAAACCCCGAATGCTTAGCGGGGCTGGCCCTTGGCTGGGCGATCTGACAGTGAAGCAACCACTGAAAAACCACACAGCCCCGCTAAAAACTCGGGGTTTGTAGTGCTGTTGCTTAGCTGCCAGATTGCCACACCTGACGGAATGGATTCTAGCGGCAAACAGCGTGCCTGTGAAGTATGCAGTAAAAATTTCCTTTTACCTATAGATTTCTTCAATCGAAAAATCATAACCAGTTTTAACAATCAAATGGACGGTAAGGCGACGTAAATTCATACTTCATCCATCGCCTCACAAGAGGTAACACAGGAGAAGACGAATGAAGATGGAAAAAGGTTTTGTTGAAGCTTGGTTTTTGATTTTGATCATCTGGGCTATCGCTGTCGGCGGGTGGATCGCCAACATCGTGAAGTTGATCGGCATGCTGGATGGCGGCGTTACCGCGATGTTCGTTGCCCGAGTTGCTGGTGTATTCATCGCCCCGTTCGGTTCGATCCTTGGGTTCTTTTGAGGTCGCCATGAACACCATTCATCAACCACTGGTTCACGAACTCACTGGCCCCGAAGCCTCCCAAGCATGGGATGCCTGGTCCGACACCATCCCCGGCGATTGGGCGCTAGTCCCGATTGAACAAGACGCTACTGCGCAGAAGCTGGAGCGCGCTGGGTTTTCTTCCCGTCAGAACGATCCGACTTTGAAAGGCTGGAAATGAGCGAGGAACTTACCCGTTGGTTTTCGCATGATGTGAAGCCGATTCGAGTTGGCGGATACGAAGTAGCAGCTCCGTGGGATGACTTTGGCACCAGTGGATGGGTCGCTCATTGGGACGGCCACGTATGGAGGACTTCGCAGGGAGGCGTTGTGCTGGACTTTCAAGATCGAATTTGGCGCGGACTCGCAAAGGAACCAAAATGAACACAACCCGTAAATTTGCCCGCTCAACCATGGAGGCCTTTCCCCACACCATGGAATACGGCGCAGCAATCGAGATACCTGTAAAGGCCATTCACTGGATGGACAAGCTGGCCAACTGGTCTTTGGCAATCGGCCTTGGGCTGGCTCTGGCTGCTATCGCTTGCTGGGAGTTGGTGAAATGAGCTTCTTCTCATGTAAACACCCAGCAGCCTATCTTGGTGTGTACACGCGAGAGACCGTCGAGCCAAACAAGAAGTACCACAACGAATACGAGATTATTACTTACCACCTGTATTGCAAAAAATGCCAAGAGCGCGTTGATCACATCGGATACGCAAGGCTTAACGATGAGGCCCAAGCTAAAGAGGACCACCGCAGCGCCGAATTCAAAAAGAAGCAAGAGGAGTGGGCAAGAGAGGACAGGGAATGGAAAGAGTGGTGGGAGCCACGCCAAAAAAAACTAGATGAATGGGCAAAGGGCAAAAAATGACCCACACCACACACAAGAGCGTTACCGTCTACGTCCACGGCGTTGAGGTAGAGGCGCGCGGCGTGACGCTTTATCCCTACGTCCCAGCAACGCAAATCGACCCACCGGAAGAGCCGTTTGTCGAGTTCGAAGAGGTTTTCATCGGCGATCAAGACGCCGGAGAACTGTTTTACGGCAAGCAACTGGAAGAGCTGAATTCCGCCATCCTTAACTATTTGGAGCAATGATGAGCTTCGCGAAATACCTCAACCGATTTTTGGCGCTTGCTTGGCTGTTCGGCTTATCCCTTATTTTTACATCAAAGATCGGGAATGAAAACCCTGCCGATGTGACCACATGGAGTGGCGCGTGGGGTGCCGTCGCATTGATTGCAGCCGCCATGTTTTTGGGTTTTATGTCCGGTCGCGAGTCTAAGGAAGAATGATGACCACAAGCTACAAACCACCCTGCGGCTTTATGGGCTGCGATCCCGTGAAGGGCCAGTGCATCGGCTTTTGCAACAACGGCATGCCCGTCCAGATGCATGAGCCTGACAGCTATTTTGAATTCCCAGAATCCGAGGACGAAGCCGACCAGGACATGATTTCAGGCATGCAGATGCTGGCCTATGTCATCCTGTTTACTGGCGCTGTGACGGTCTGTACTGTGGCTTCAATCTGGTTTTTTCGCTAGGGATGTAGATTTCTCTTGCGATATTCTGCAATCGCTGTAGAATATCTACACTGCAACAAAAACAGGAGAATAGGAAATGACAAACCCACCAGGGGCGATGCCTCCGCTGCCCGACCTCCGGCAGTTTCACAGCTCCGTGTATGGCGTGATCGAGTTGGTCATGAAGCGCTACGGGCAGGAATGCGCCGACGCTGCCGCCGCCCCTCTTATTGCACGGGTGGCAGAGCTTCAGGCAGAGCGCGAGGTGTTGCGTGAGGCGCTGGATTGGTGTGTAGCCGAAATCAACAGGGAGAGCCCGGCAGTCATCAACGCCCGCGCTGCCCTCACCCCTACAAAGGACTGACATGAACGAACACATTGAGTTGCCTGCGCTGCTGCCTTGCCCATTCTGCGGTGACGATGCTGTGCGATCAAGGACTATGGATGAATCTCTTTGGTCGCATGAAACCGTCCCGTATCACAAGGTCCACTGCACCTCGTGCGAGATCGGGACCGAATACCGTTGCGAGGGATACGAACCGACCGCTGAAGAATCATGGAATTCCCGTGCCGCCCACGAGCAAGCCCGTGTAGTGGGTGAGCCGGTGGCGACAGAGGTAGCCACGCTGGTAATGGCCGCCGGGATTGCAAACCAGTACGGCGTTTTGGAAGACAAGGCGTTTGCGTGCGCGGAAAGAATCCTTGGTCTCGCCTCCCCTCCTGCACCACAGGAAGCGCAGGCCGAGCAAGGCGACTGCCCTAACTGCGACCCGTCACGATTCTGCAAGAAAGCTGCATGCAACGCCGCCCCGGTAGCGCAGCCAGCCACCGAGCCACGCCCCTTGACGCAGGGTGAACACGAGGTGATGCGCGCCGCCCAGCGTAGTAGTAGTGGCGTCGTGGTTCACCCTGGGCGGCTTGTCACCGAGGCCGAGCGGGCAGAAGCGCCGAAGTGCCAGACTTGCAACGGCCAAGGAATGATCGGAGGCCCGAGTTACTACGCCCCGGACGAAGGAGGCGAACCGTGCCCCGACTGCGCCACCCAGACCACGGCCAGCAATGCGGGAGAGCGGGAGTCCCATGCCCGCATGATCGCGGACTTCCCTGCGTTGAGCCTTTTCCACACCAAACACGCGCTGGGGCCGATGACTGCGCCTTC